GCAATCTTCACTGAACTCAAAGCCATGAGAAAAGAATCAACCGACCAGCACAATAAATTAGCGGACCGCATAAACCAAATGGAGCGGTGGATGTGGATGGCGGTCGGCGGAGTCGCGGCCCTGACTTTAATCATTAACAATTTCCCTTGGGATCGGATTTTCGGCTAAATAGTTTGACATTAAACTCGTGACGTGATACTATCTTACTATGAATACTTTATGGCTCGATGAAGCTTATCTCAGACAAATAGCATATAAACTTCCCCGCTTTAAGCAAAGAAGTATACACCTATACAATGCTAGGTGTATACTTTGTGGTGACAGTGAAAAAAAGAAAAACAAAGCTCGGTGGTTTGCGTTTGAACACAAAGGCGCGCTTATGGTTAAGTGCCACAACTGTGGTTACAATAACTCATTCGGTGCTTTTCTCTACAAAGTCGAGCCAACACTTCACAAGCAATACTCTCTAGATAAGTTCAGAGAACAAGGTAATACGGGCCCTGTCAGTCGGGCAGTGCCAAGCCCTGAGTTTAAGATGGCAGCCCCAGAGTTTGCTAAGCCTTCTCCGCTGGCGGCAATTAAAAAACTCAGTGCCATTAGAGAAGATCATCCAGTTTTGGCATATGTTAATCGCCGTATGATTCCAGTCGAAATGCATGAACATCTATACTACGCACCTAAGTTTATGACCTGGGTGAACTCGTTTATGCCGGGCAAATTTCCACCGTTTGAAAAAGACGAACCTAGGCTGGTGATCCCGCTCAAATCTGAGTCTGGTAAATTGCTTGGCATTGTTGGCAGAGCTTTGATCAAGACTTCTCAACGATTCTTCACCATTCTACTCGAAGAAGACAACGATAAGATATTTGGACTAGACAGAGTGGACCCGAGCAAAACAGTCTATGTCACCGAGGGCCCGATTGACGCTATGTTTATTCCAAATGGCATCGCCGTGCTTGGTGGGGAGATAAATAAGTTTCTTAGGTATGACGACCGAGTGATTCTCATAGACAATGAACCAAGGAATCCTCATGTCGTGAAAAAAGTTAAGTCGTGCATAGATAAGGGCCTTAAAGTCTGCATCTGGCCTCCCGACATGGCAAAACGAGGTAAGGATATCAATGATTTTGTACTCAGTGGGTTGACATTAAACGAGCTTATGAGTATAATAAAATCTAATACATATGAAGGGCTTAAAGCCAACCTGGCATTTCAGGCGTGGTGTAGAACGTAAGGGAGAAATCGATGAATGACTTTAAAGCTAACATTAAGTTAGCGGCGGCAATGTTTCATGAAATGCATCCAAAGACTAATTTCTATGGCATCAGCACCGAACGAAAAGACGACTGGATTAAACTCGCTATATTTGCACGCTCTGCAATTAAAGAAACTTCACCGACTCAGTAGGAAAAAATATGATCAATGTAGTAAAGAGAGACGGTTCAAAAGAGCCGTTGGACCTAGAGAAGTTTCACAAGGTAGCGGCCTTGGCATGTGATGGTATTAGTGGCGTGTCCATCTCGGATCTAGAACTCAAGACACAACTACAGTTCTATAATAACATCAAGTCGACTGAAATTCAAGAGACGCTTATCAAGGCTGCGTCGGAACTCATCACCGAAGATACACCTAACTATCAGTACGTGGCTGGGCGACTCATTAACTACAACCTTCGCAAGGAAGTGTATGGCAAATATGAACCAAATCATCTTCTTACCCACTATGTGAAAGTCAAATCACACGGCTATTATGACACAGAGCTAGGGACTGCATACACTCAAGAAGAATGGTATGAACTCAACGATGCAATCGATCATAGCAGAGACAATCTACTTACCTATGCGGCAATGGAACAGTTCCGTGGAAAGTATCTGGTAAGAAATAGAGTAACCAACAAGTTCTACGAAACTCCGCAGATGGCATTTATGCTCATTGCGATGACGCTCTTCAGCAGATACAAGGAAAATAGACTCAAGTGGGTCAAGGAGTTATATGACGCAGTTAGTACATTTGACATTAGTCTTCCTACTCCTATTATGGCAGGAGTTCGTACTCCACAGAAGCAGTTTAGTTCTTGTGTACTCATTGAAACCGGAGACTCATTGGAATCTATCAATGCTACGGCTTCGGCTATCGTTAAATATGTTTCACAAAAAGCTGGAATTGGTATTGGTGCTGGTTCTATTAGGGCTATCGGCTCTCCCATTCGTGCTGGCGACACTAGTCATACTGGTGTCACCCCTTTTTATAAGCACTTTCAGTCTGCTGTCAAAAGCTGTTCGCAGGGTGGAGTCCGAAACGGCGCGGCTACTCTCTACTATCCGCTCTGGCACCTAGAAATCAGAGATATGCTTGCCCTGAAGAATAATCGGGGTATTGAAGACAATAGAGTTCGGCATATGGACTACGGAGTCCAGTTTAACAAACTAATGTATGAGCGCTTTCTATCAAACGGTAACATCACTCTATTCTCTCCTTCAGATGTTCCTGGTCTATATGAAGCATTCTTTGCCGACAACGACAAGTTCAAAGAACTATACGAAAAGTACGAGCGCTCTCCTAAGATTAGAAAGGAAGTGCTTCCTGCCCGGGAACTGTTTAGTACATTTATGCAAGAGCGTAAGGACACCGGCCGTGTCTATCTAATGAATGTCGATCATTGCAACGACCACGGATCATTTGACAAACATGCGGCTCCTATCCGAATGAGCAATCTGTGCACTGAAATCACCTTGCCTACGACCCCGCTTCAGGATATCAATGACGGTGCCAGCGTTCGAGAGCTTGTCAAGATTCCGTTTAGCGAGTGGGATCAGCACCGTGCTTGGCGAGGCCAACATCCCAATAGCCCGCTTAAGATGCCCCAGGTAGCAGACTTTGTCGACGTGACAGATACTGACCATATGTATAGCATGGAACTAGTGGGCTCAAAGTCAGACGCAGAAATCTCATTGTGTACTCTTGCCGCGATCAACTGGGGTAAAATCAAGAAGCCATCTGACTTTGAAAAGCCTTGCACTATTGCGGTAAGGGCGCTAGATGCTCTACTTGACTATCAAGAATATCCAGTCGCGGCCGCACGGAATGGCACTGAAAATCGTAGGCCTCTTGGCATTGGCATCATCAACCTAGCTTATTGGCTGGCAAAGAATGACACCAACTATCAGCAACCTAATCTGGAGCTTGTCCACAAGTTTGCTGAGGCCTGGTCCTACTATCTAATTAAAGCTTCAGCCGACCTGGCTACCGAACTTGGTGCTCCAAGAAAGAACCATCAGACCAAGTATTCGCTCGGTGTAGTTCCGATTGACACATACAAACGAGATGTTGACTCTCTTGTAGAACCAGTATATAATATGAAGTGGGATGAACTACGGGCTCAACTAAAAGAGACCGGTATTCGTAACTCCACTCTAATGGCGCTCATGCCATGTGAAACAAGCGCTCAGTTAAGTAATAGCACGAACGGTATTGAACCACCTCGGGCTCTTGTGTCCATCAAGCAGTCAAAGAATGGAGTTCTTAAGCAAGTAGTTCCTGGCATCTCATATCTTAAGAAGAAATACGACTTGCTATGGGATCAAAAGTCACCCGAGGGCTATCTAAAGATCATGGCGATCCTTCAAAAGTTCGTCGACCAAGCCATTTCAGTTAATACGTCCTACAACCCAGCACACTATCCCGACAACGAAATCCCTGAGTCTGTTATGCTTGGGCACCTTCTAATGCACTACAAATATGGCGGTAAAACATTGTACTACTTTAACACCAACGACGGCGCAGGCGAAATTGAAGTTCCTCAAGGTGCTGACTGCGAAAGTTGCAAACTGTAATGCTCTACACTGGCTCGGGCAACATTCCAACTCACATCTACTGCTTGGTTGACTCATCCTTCATTCGAAAGGATGTCAGTAAAGGCGTATTTGAACCTTGCGTTTGGTTTGCACTACATTCTAAACCTGGGCATGCCTGGGGTTGCCATATGATGCTTGAGTGTGGTGCTGTGTATCGTGGCGTTCCACCTCATGCTCTGTCGTTCTCTAGAATGCCAGAACTTGCCTGGGGGCTAAAAGACTCTCAGATTTGGGACTGCTATGGAGATCAGTTCTCTGTTATCCGTTACACGTACCTAGATGGCCAACGAGCAGAACTGCGAAAGAGTGGCTTGTTTGGGCGCTATCTATTTACTGTGGTTCCTATGAACGATGGCTTTACTATGGAAGCCTCACAGTCAAAAGAGTTTATGTTTATCCAGTTGGACAATGGAAGATTGAGCATTATGCCTACCAACGAAGTTAGGTTCCATGATAAATCTTACACCGCCGGAGATTGGCCTGATAATATTAAATTGAACTCAAATATTTGGCGAGTCGAATAAATACTATACTACAACGTGGGGGTATTCAGATGAACAGCGTACGAATTGACACAGACGAATATGGTGATATCGGCTCCGTCTGGAAAGTCGTTGAAGTTGAGGCCGATACTATTGCCGCCAAACTTAAACTAGTACTTGAAGATGACTATGGAACTCAAGTCACTCGATCTATTTACCAATCAGCTCTAACTTTTATGGAATAATATGACAATTTTTGACACTACCAAGAATGACGCAACCAAGGAAACTTGTTTCTTTGGCAATCCTGTAAATATTGCTCGCTATGATAAGATGCGCTATCCCATCTTTGATAAGTTGACCGACAAGCAACTAGGTTTCTTTTGGCGCCCAGAGGAAGTCAATCTTTCTCCTGACAGCAAAGACTTTAAGTCGCTGACTCCTTCACTGGCTCACATCTTTACCTCAAATCTAAAGCGCCAGATTGTACTAGACTCTGTGCAAGGCAGGGCACCAGTATTGGCGCTTGGTCCACTTGTTTCTATTCCAGAGCTTGAAACTTGGATTCAGACGTGGACGTTCAACGAAACCATCCACAGTAAATCATACACGCACATCATCCGCAATATCTACTCCGATCCGTCGGTGGTCTTTGACGAGATGCTAGATACGCAAGAGATTTTAGACTGCGCTACCGATATCAGCAAGTACTACGATGAGCTCATTGCTCTCAATTGCCATCATGCAGTCCATGGCTATAAAAATTACGAACTATATGCACACAAGAAAGCTCTATGGCTCTGCCTTAATGCTATCAATGCGTTGGAAGGAGTACGATTCTTTGTGAGCTTTGCTTGCTCTTGGGCCTTTGCTGAGGTGAAACTCATGGAAGGCAATGCAAAGATCATCAAGCTTATCTCTAGAGACGAGAATGTCCACCTGGCATCAACCCAGCATATGCTTAAAATCCTGCCCAATGAAGACCCAGACTTTGCCGCTCTCAAGGCAGAATGCTATGACGATGTGATTGGTATCTTCAACGATGTGGTGAACCAAGAAAAAGCCTGGGCAAAGTATCTCTTCAAGGGTGGTTCCATGATCGGACTCAACGAGGAACTACTTTGCAACTATGTAGATTGGACCGCGCACAAGCGGCTTACTTCACTTGGTGTAACGGGGC